GTTTCGGTTGACACGTTGTAGGTGTCCATGTAGGTCTGTGCCAGCAAATAAAAATCGTCGGCGCAGTAGACGCTGACCGTGTTCAAGCCGCCCAACGCAAAGTTGTAGTCGTAATTCACGACATAGCCTTTGAACAAGTATTCAAGTACATTGCTGGCGTTGTATCGGCCGAGGCGCACACGGCGCATAGGTGCCAGGCCAGGCACGTTTGCGTTGGCGTCATAGTACGGGGATTGGGTATCAAACGGGTTGAAGATGCCGTCGGCGAGCGTGTCGTTGAGCGTGAATGTCATGGTGCCTGCGCTGAATTGGTCGCCCTGATCCTTGCGACCTCGACGCACCGCAATGTTTAGAGTGCCGTCGGTGACGTCAGCGAACTGGGTCGTGCCGTCCAACACATACGTCGTATTATCCAAAACGCCTTTAGTGCTGTCGTCCAAGGTAAATGCGTCAATTTGGAACCCTGCGTCAATCTCAAGCAGGTAATTGCCTGATTGGACGATTGCTGTGCCGGGCATCAGACGTACCCGCTGACCTCAATACGCGCCGGACCAGCTGAACGGTTGTAAGCGCGGATGCTGTCAACCACGGCCTGCCCGATCTCAGCGCTGGTCGCCAATCCGCCGTTGACGTTGACGGTGATGTTTTCCAGCATGGCGTTGCGGGCGCTCGATGTGAACGGGTTGCTGGCGATCCCTGCCCCCAACATATTTGGGGCTTCCATAATCTGCCGGACGGATGCGCCCCCGCCACCGCCGCCACCGCCCCCTGTAGGCACGCTAGGAGCCGCTACAACGACCGATCCGCCCCCGGATGACGGAATAGGCACCCCAAGGTTTTTGTCGCCCGTGTAGCCGCTTGTGGCGCTGCTAAGGCCAGGCAGGTCGCCAACTTTGATGTACCCAATGCTGTTCAGGTAGGGCACTTCGGGTATGTCAACGCCTGGTATGACGTTCATGGCTTTGATGACCAAGTTGATGCCTTGGATGACGCTGTTGACCATTGCATTGACTGAATTGGCCACCAAGATGACGGTGTTGGCGATTGCGGCACCAAACTGTTTGAACGGTTGCAGGAATTCAGCGATGGCGCGCGGGCCTTCACGGTACAGCTCGTACAGCGCCCCAATGGTCACGGTGACAATGGCTAGCGATGCGCTAAGTGCAGCAATTGAGCCTTGGGTTGCGTAGAACGATCCCGTCAACGCGAAATTGACTGTTTTGGTAGTGACGGCCAGCGCGTTGTACGCCTTCATTCCCGCGTTGGCTACAAGCACCGCAGCTGACAGACCGCCAACAGCCAATGCCAGTTTGACAATTAGCCCGCTGTTTTCTTCAACCCATGACGCCATGTTGGTAATGATCGGGATCAGTTCTTCAAGCACCGGGAGCAAAGCGCTGCCAATTGCTTCGGTGGCTTCCGACCAGGCAATGTTGAGCTTTGCCATGCCACCCTCGGCGGTTTCGGTGAACGCTTGATTAGCCCCTCCAAACGTGCCGCCAAGCACGTTGATAATCGTGTCAAGGTCAGCGCCCTCACGAATTAGGTTTGCCATTTCGGGTGTAAGGGATCGCAGCGCTTTGTAATTGCCTTCGTAGGCTTTGGCAAGCGCGTCAGCGACGGTGGTTGCGTCAATGGATGTTGCCCGGCTGATATCGAGCACCAGCGACATTTGCTTTTGTGCCTCAGTAATGTCCTTTGTGCCTCGAACGAGCGCAGCAAACGCCGGGCGCAACACGTCATCAGCAACCGCGCCTTGCTTTGACATGACGCTAATTGCTTTTTCAACCTCTTTGATTTGGTCTTGAGTTGCGCCAGTCGAGTTGACAAGCTGCACCTCAAGGGCTTTTTGGGCGGCCTGATCTTCAGCGGCGGCTTTAGTAGCCATGCCAAGCCCAGCGGCCAACGCTCCGGCAGCTGCCGCCGCAGGCAACATTGCCTTTTTGAGCGCAAACGCCGACTTTTCGCCCGCGCCTTCAAGTGACTGAAACTCTTTTACGGCGCCACGAATACCCTTATCGTCAAACTCGCTAACGATAGGTATGCGGATGCTCATATCAGCGCAATTCTACGTTCAATCTCTTTGGCAACCTGTTCAATCGCTTTGGTCATTTCGGCTTGCACGTCGGTGATGTGCGCTTCGGCGGCTGGCCACATAACGCGCGATGGATTGCCCGCAAACGCGGTGAGCGCGTCACCAAAACGGTTAGACGTGCCACGGCCTGCAATGTCATAAATGGCGGCTGCCGGGTCTTTTTGAATGATCGTCACCACACCGTCTTTCTTGCGTCCCGCGTCCACTTTGACGGTGATGCCACGTCGAGCTTTACGGGCGTCCCAGGGCAACAGTTGGCGACCGTTTTGTGTCCAACGGTATTTCATGCCCGACAACGCTTGTGCCGGGTAACTGCCTTGCGCCGCCACGACGATCGGGCTGGCGATCTGCTTAGCGTCTTTCGCAAACTGTTTGCGGGCCTCAGGGTCAATTTGTTTGAGGTCGCGCAACATCTCTTTGACGCCGATGACCTCAATGGTTGCCATTAGCGGCCTCGCTTTGCTTGCTGCTGTTGCAGCTCCAGCACATAAAACACGGTCGTCAGATCCCGGGTGTCAAACTCCACTTGCGGCGGCCAGTAGCCCGTCATAACTAAGACCTCAGCGAGGGAGCGTCGCCAGGTACCGCGATGGTAGGGGTTTCGTCGGTGGTTTCCTCGATGGGCGTGATCTCCATGTCGGGATGTTCAGCGACCCATTCGCGCCAAGTGCCGGGCACTTTGTCGCCAGCGAGCTTGCACAAGATGTACGCCCAGCAACACATGTCAACAAAACCGATGCCTTTGCCGTCCGCGGATCGGCGGTTTTCGGTTTTCTCCCACTCAACGATGGCAAGCATGTTTGTGACCATCGTGCGTGGCTCACGCCCGTCTTTGAGGTCAACTTTGAGTTTGACGCGCATTAGTTACCTTTCGTCGGGCAAGGCTCCGCCAGCGCGGGCTTGCTTGGTTTGTTTTCAGCGCCGCCCAATCGGGCTGGCGAGAACATGACTAGCTGGTGGCCTTTGTGAGTGTGCCACCCGTGAAGGTGAGGTCGATCGTGGACAGCTCACCGAGCGATGCGTTGATCGGGGTGTGGCTTTCCAAGTAGGCGCCGGTCAGCGTGTACTTCGGTGATGTTGCCGATGGCGTCGTCAAACCTGCGGCCGTAGGCGACAGCTCAATGGTCGTGGTCGTACCTACAAGTGCGTAGATCGACGCTTCGGTTTCGGTCGCTGCGTACGACTGGTACAGCGTGACGGTGATGCTGTTGTTGGCGAGACCTGACGTGTAGGTGCGGGCCGTGGAGCCAAACGCGGTGTTTTCCAACGCCTCGACGGTGTAGGTGATGCTGGCGGCCGTGCATTGATCCGTGAGATCGACGTTGTTGATTTCCAGTCCGGGCGATGAGAGATAAACCGAGGTGGCCATGTGTGTTACTCCTGTTCAGGTTCTGCTTTGACTTTAGACGACTTTTTCGGTTTGTCGGTGGATATGAGGCCAGCCGACAACAGGGCGTCAATGTTGGTGCCTTCTACTGGCTCAAATTTGTCGCCTGGTGTACCAAGGCGCGGGCTGACGATGACGTACATGATCGCTCCTAGCTTGTCTGTGCTTGCATGGTGACGGTGAGATCGTAGGCAGGCAGGATTGAGCCGCCAATGTCAATGACGGTTGGGCGGCCCCCTGTGACGGCAACATTTTTGGCTAACAGCATGGCGCAAATGTTGAGTAGGGATCGCTGAGCATCAAGGTTGGCTGGGCCGAGCGTCAGCACCTTGACCGGAAACGTGAGCTTGACGATGTTGTAGTTCCAGCTTTCCCACGATGGTGCGTCAATAAACGCGCACGGCGGGACGATGTTGCGGGGATCGTTGACAACTTGTAGCCCGGTAATGGTTTGCAACGTGGCGGTCAGGTCGTCGATTGCCTCGTTGAACAGGTCGGTGTATGCAGGTACGGGCATCAGGCCACCTGTGGGCGGTCA